AGGAAAATTCTTAGCTAAGATGGGCAAAAGTGTTATTCAAGGTTTAATGACGATGGGACCTTATGGTTGGGGAATCATTGGTGGTATTGCGTTAGGTGGATTAGTTTGGCATTTTTGGAAAGACGTTACAAAAGTGTGGGATACAGTTGCGAGTTCTATAAAAGAAGGATTTACAAAAATTAAAACAATGGTTATGGGTATTTTTGGAAATGTTCAAGGAATGATTGGTAGTTGGTTAAGAGGAATCGGAGCAGGAATGATTGCCGATTGGATTGATCCAGATGGTGCTGATAAAAAGGAAGAAAAGAAAGAATTTACTTGGAAAAATTTTGGTTTAGAACTTTGGAATATGTATACAGGTTTATGGAAAGAAGTATTGGGCATAGTACAAAAAGGATTTAAAGCAGTTAGAGGTATTGCTGCTAATTTTGCTGAAAAAATGGGTATGCCTGATTCACTGGTTAGTTGGATAAGAGGTAAAGAAGAAGCAAGTGAAGATGAACCAGTTAAACCAAAAACACCAGAAGTTGCAAAACAAGGATTTTTTGAAAGTGATAAAGCATTTTCTGAGCGAGTTAAAAAGACGCAACCAGAATCTCAATCGTTAGCCTCTACATCCGCCTACACTAGTCCAACACAAGGACAAGGTATGGGTTCTGATGATTTTATTGATATTCCTGGGTCAAAAGTGGAAAAAGTTCTACCTATCTGGAAAGAAGCTGTAAAAGCAAAAAAAGAAAGTGAAGCACTCGATAAAGCAGGTAAATTTAATACACCTGAAGCTGAAGCAGCAAGGGAAAAAAGTAGAAAACTTTTTAGAGAAGCAAACGAATTAGCAAGAGAAGGAGGAGTTGCAATATCGGATAAAACAGCAACAGTTATACCAACACCACCTAGAAGTGGTTTTAAAACTAAGATACCACAAGTAGGAGTTCCAGAAAAAAAAGAACCAACAGAAGGAGAACCATCTAAGTGGTTGCCGTTTGGTCACGACAAATCTGCATTTAAAAAACAAACATCTTTTGGTGATAGATTTAAAAACTTAGCTAAGTTTTTATGGGGTGATAAAAAAGCAGATGGGAAAGAAGCAACACCTGCTACTGGTGCCGATGCAAAAAGTGTTGAATTGGCAGTTAAAACATGGGTAAAGAATCGTAAAGGTCGTGGAAGAAAGTCAGCAGATAGGGAAATGTATCAGTATATTCAAGGATTAATAGGTAACCAGGAAGAAGCACGACTAGCATTATTAGAAAAAAAACTAAAATCACTAGATACTGAAAAGGTAGGTGGAAGTAGCAGGTGGTTTAAAAGAAGTGGTTTTGAAAAAGAAAAAGACGCATGGGTTGTTACTACTCCGGGTATTAGAGCAACTAAAGATACCAAAGGGCGAAAAGCAGTAATGCATAGAAAAGGAATGGACAAAAGCTCATCAATTGCAAGAGCACAGAGTGGGGAAGAAGGAGCAATGGAAGTTGCTAAAGAACGCTTCCCGGGTATTAAATTTACTGCTCGTCAAAACCCAAATGACCAAATGGAAACCATACAACCAGCAAATCCTAATCAACAGGGAGCTACATTAACTGCTGGACAACAACAAACTGCAAATTTATCTGGTGGCTCTGCTGGTGGTAATGTTGGAATTAATACTACTACTGTAAATAACACAACTCTTGGTGAATCAACTATGGTAGTTGGTCAACAAAGACCAGTAGGAAATCCTAAGATGGTAAACCTAACATAAAAATGGAGAGGGCATGAAGCCCTCTCCGATATGAAGTTACTCTTGTTCTGCTAACTTCTTGAAGTAGTCCAAAGTATCATCAGTCTTTTCTGCTAAAACAGCAGGTTCTGTCAAACCAATATCTGAACTCTCCTCAATGTTACCAACAAACTCATCTCCCTTACGGGCAATCACAGTATTGAATCGAGCTTCAAGTTCTGCATAATTCTTGAAGTTCTTTTCTTCAATGATTTCGTTTAGAGAATACTGCTGACTCCAAACATCTTCCATCTTCTTCTCCTCTTCAGAAAGAGGACACTTATCAGTAAACTCAGATTTGTCATAGTTTGGAAAACCATCTACTTGACGCATCTTGATTTTAAAGTTGGCCCCTTCCCAAAAGTCAAATGGATTAAGTGGAGTTTCATCTGCAAACTCTGGATTCATAGCACCAGTAATCTTCTCAAAGATTTTCTTTCCATATCGAAAAAGAAATACTTTACCTGCATTATCAGGATTCATACTATCCTCAACAATATAGATATTTGAATAGTAGTTCAACTTACGTCTGCGTTCTCTAGCTATGTTCTTATCAGAATCAATACCAGAGTTCCACAAAGCTGTATTTGCTTTCGATACAGGATCGTCCTTACCAAGAGTGGTTAAAGAGTTTTCGATATACCATCCACCGGGACCTTTGAAGCCATGTGTCCAAATACGAACCCACGGGACATCTTCATTTACTGCTGCTGGGAGAAATCGAATTACTGCATATCCGTTACCAGACTTATCACGTTCCAGTTTCCAGATTCGTTCATCTTCATAGGAAGGTTTCTCTGCTAACTTCTCGACTTGTTTGGAAAGAGATTCCAAATTAGCCATGCGGTTCTTTTTCATATCTTTAAAACTTGCCATACTTATTACTCCTTATTACGTTATATTATTGTATTACTTTGTATCATCATATATCTGCTTCCAAGACTTCAGTATGAAATCTTTGCCCACCCATACCCACAAGTTCACCATCCCCTTTCTTATAGTGGAAGCTTTCCAGTCTGTTTCAACATATGAAGCGCTTGTGCTTCAACTTCTATTTTATCTTTAATGGATTGGTTCAACATCTTTGCTATAGCCTCTGGTTCAATTTCAGAAGTTTCTGCATAATGTAAAACTGCTTCCATATAAGATAACTTTTTATCTTTAACTATCTGTTCAATATTCAAATTTAAATCAATAGTCATCAATTATCACATTCCTCATAATCTGGATTTTTCACCCACATACCATCTTCATCTTGAATAAACATTGGTATTGTATCAGAGATGACTGTTGGTTTATATTTCTCTCCGTTACCAAGAACTTTAATAATCTCACCATCTTTCATTACAGTATCGCCCATTGTGATTTTCATATCTTCTCCTAATAAACAGTTTTTACACTATCGCATAAACCAAGCTTCTTTGCTTCTGTTGCACCCAACCACACATCTTGTGCTGGTAATAAAAATTCTCTAATTTTCTTTTCACTCAAACCAGTACACTTCTTATAATGACTAATCATTCGTTTAGTAGTCAATTCATATTCTTTAACTGTGGCCAATAGTTCGTGTTCTTTACCATAAGTCCCCCAAGAGTATTGATGAGAGAGTATAGAAGTATTTGGTGTTAAGACTCTGTATCCTTTCTCACCAGCCATGAATATTGCTATAGCAGCTGATGCTACACAACCAAGTCCAACTGTATGAACTGGAATTGCACTTCCCTTCATAGTATCTATAACAGCAAAGGCTGCTTGTAAATCACCACCTCCAGAATTAATAATCAACTGTAAATACTTTGGATATGGTTTTGCTATATTTTTTGATATAATAAATTGAATAACATCTTTACAAGTACTATCAGATATTTCATCCATCAGAAGGAATATACCACATTCTTCGACTGACGGCTGCGCGTCTACTTTCTTTTCCTTTGACATTCAGCTTTCTCCCTGTTTGAATTACCATCAATCGTTTAAATAATCTTTCCAAAAAATATGATCTCCAAGTTGCAATACTTTAATCATCTTGTTATTCCAATATGGATTAACATCTATTCTATGATAAAACTTTGCACCATTAAGAAAATCTTTCATGTCCCATGTTTTACCAAAGTGTTTAATATGAACACCCGGTCTTTTTAACATAGCTCTTGCAATAGTCTTGGATACTTTCCATGCTATTCTATCTCTTGGTGTATCTGATAGTCCATCACAATACCAAGAGAACTGACACATATGTTTTTTTATCTCACCATTACTATATCGTCTTGCTTGATGAATAACTTTACATATACTATTGGGGAACCTTCTACTCTCTACACGATTTATAGTAACGAGAGCAACAGCAATCTGACCCTTAGTAGTTTGATCTCTAGCTTCAAAATAAACATTCTGAGCCAGACACTTAACTTCATCTTGATAGTCATAAGATGTTGGAACATAAGTTACCCTCTTAAATGCACTACAAGATACCAAAATAATACATAACAAAATAAGTTTCTTCATATCAATTCACCAAATAATAAATTATACCCCCAACAATATAAATTATTGTTGGAGCCAATATAAACTCAAGCATATCACCAAAAATATATAAGTCCCCAAATTATTCCACCCACTAATACTAAATCTGCTATTATTGACCATGTAATATATAACCTAAATAGTAATTTAGAATGTTTACTATTCTTTATTCGTAGGAGGAGGTTCCGCATTTTCTTCCCCCTCTATTCCATTACCAGCTACATTTAATAAAAATTCTCTTTCCATATCAGTTATCTTTTTCTTTAATGGTTGATAGATTTTGTTAAACTTTAATCTCTCACCAAAAGTTATTCGTATACCTTTGTCTTTAACTTTCTTTTCAATCATAGCTAGTTTAGATTTCATCTTAACTAATGATACTGATCCTTCTATTAATTGTTCTTTAGTCCATTGTGTCATAGTATTTATAAAGAAAAAAGTGAAGGGGCCGAAGCCCCGACACAATCAGATCCTATCCCCAGAAC